ACCACTGATACCCTGACTACCTGATTGGAACTGCATCCAGTATCTACTATGATAGTCAATCAAGTTAATAGCTTCTTGTTTAGTTTTTTTACTGAATATTTCATCAACTAACTCACCAAAAAACTTACTACCTTCAAACTTATGAATAAGCATCTTAGGAACAATACCTTGTTCATATTGACGATTAGCCTCTTGAACAGCATTCATGTGCATCCAAACATTATGACTTTGAAGAAGGGTATAACTTAATGTATCCCAACTAGTCTTAGTTTCTTTATTATGTTGTCCTAAGAATCCTTGACCACGATAACACAAATCCTTCATTACTAGTTTATCAGTTACTGGACTATCTGTAAAGACTTTATGGATGCCTTCAGCTAATACAGCATCACGATATTTACGGGTATCATTAGCATAACTTTTCTTTTCAGCAGTCTTTTCCATACTGTATGACCATTTCTTATTATGCTCAATATTAGTATTGAAATAAGCTAGACCTTTAGCCGCACTAAAGAATGGGCTAGCACAATCAAATGTAAGAAGTAATTTTGGGTTATGATACTTACGAATAGCACGTTGAATATCAGTAAACAACACAGCATACTCTAAGATACTTGTACCCAAACAATGAATCAAATCATGTTTACCTTCAACTAACAATCCATCATGGATAATATCAATCATTCTAGTTAGCATCAAGTGTACGTCAATCTTATTCTGTCCCCCGAATGCCCAACCATTAAAGTGATTGTCTGGATAGATGTTTGGGTCACAATACTTCTTCATTTCATCATACCAATCATCTGATTGTGTATGTGTACGACCCTGTAATACATTTAAAAACTTACATTTACCCGAACGATTGTTAATAAAGTATTCGTTGTTGATATGAGTAGCAGTAATAGCTTCCTGAATGGTACTAATACCATGAAGACTTACACCACTACCTGGAATATCATTACCTTCTTTATCTTTTTCAATTGTTTTAGGATCCTTCATATTAAAGGTAGTTAATGACTGTGAAGGAATATCAAGGCACATACCATAGTTCATATATGTATCCATCCAATTCAATACTGCTTTACGCTTAATCATAGCTTTAGGGCAATTAGGATCTTTCCAATCAGCTGGCCATTGACCTTTTAAAATTTGAAATCCACCAGAGTCACCTAACATAAATGTACCAGCTTCACGTTCTCTAATTATTGATTCACTAGGATCGTCTTTAGTAGTATCTAAGTTAGCATGACCAGCACTATACAACCCCCATTTGTAATAATAGAGACCCTCTTTACTATTTAAGAAGTTTAGTTTCTCTACATCACCGTTGAATTGAGCAGGGATACGTGCAGAGTCAAAGTACTCTTCACCTTTACGTTGTTTACCTAAGCCAGAGATATAAAAACTACTGACTGCGGGTAAGAACAATGCCCAATCTGGGTTTTGTTTTGCTGATAGATTATCTTGTTCCATTAAACTACTTCTGATTTAATCAATGTTTGAACAATTTTTATTTGTTCTTGTTTTTCTTTAACTTGCGTAACAAGGTCTTTGATAGTTGAATTAGTTTGAGCTAATTGTTCCATCTCAAGTTCCTCATTACGTTTTTTACGTGCCCATTCTAACAAACTAACTGCTTCACTGTCTAAGTTTATGGTAGCGTGATGTGCTGAGAGAATAATCCAAATATGACCGTCATACACTTCTATATTCTGATTGCTAGGATTATATCTCATATTACCCGCACCGGAACTATTGTTATAGTTACCTATATGGGTAGATCCAGGATTGCCGCCTGATACTGTTATAAAGGGACTGTTAGAGTGAATACTTCTAATCATTTTGCTTGAGCTGGGAGTAAGTAACGATAAACTGCTAAACCACTGTCAACTACAATCTCTGTTGCACCAGCATCACCGATACGAATAATCTTATCACCAGGTAGATCCATGATGCTTAAGAACTCTTTAACAGGCCACATCCATGCTTTATTCAATGTACCAGTAACACCGGGATGAAACACAAAGTTACCTGAGTGTGTTGACGGATCACCAAAGTAAACCATTAGGTTACCATTTTCTGTTTTAGTAGTAAAGTTCTTTTCTTCACTATTGGCACTTGCTTGACGCTTTAGACGTTGAATTCCAGCTATAGTGGGTTCAAACTCAACACCCCAAGTAGTGCCTTTGAACATTACAGTCTTAACTTTTTCATCAGCAATAGCTTTACTCATCAAACGATAATCGTTAATGAAATCACCTGCTTTTGTTTCAAAGTGAATGTATTCTGGTACATCAACTCCGTCTTTTTTGACACGTGTAACAGTAATTTTACTATGCTCATCATAGTCATCAAAGCCTAGAATTGTTTTTAGTTTACCTAAGTTAGGCATACCAAATACACCAATAAACTCTACGCTAGGATGTTTAAGCACACCACTAACGATAACAGATTTATCTTCTGCTACTGCGTTTACAGTTGTCTCTGTGTCAGTTCCACTGACTTTAATCAACTCAATACAGCCTAAGCCATGTGTATGTTGAATTAAATCTTGTAAATTATCTTTCATGTTTTTCCTTTGTTTAAACTATTTAGGTAGTTATAATGTGTATTATAACGGAATATATTGCGAATAGCAACACCAATTTAACCGAAAACAAATAAATCATCAAATGTACTATTGGTATCTGTATTGCTACGAATATCCCAACCTAATACACCTAATAAGTTATCAATCTTCTCATCTACTAACGTTTGTTCCATAGCTGAATCATCAAACGGTAACTCAGTAAACCATTTGGGTAGTCGTAATTCATCTACAGGATATGCCACACTTGTAAACCCTAATGGATTTGGCTTGAGTTTACATACAACAACTTTCATACCATCAATAATCTTTTGACTATATTGGTCACTATTAACTCTACGTAAGTAATTATAGTTAAGTGCGGCTCTTACGTGACCGGGCATATTAGCTCTACCCGTACTACTCTTAGCTTCTAAGTCACCATACATTGTAAGTTTGTTTACACCTTTAGGAGAACCCTTAGTCCAACTATCTTGTGCGGTTAGTACACGTTTGAAGTCTTTTACAGCCTCAATAACTTCAGTACGACCTTTACCTTGTTGAAGAACCATTTGTAGTATATTCATTAAGAATTCTTGTACATACTTAGGTGTATCAGCACGTTTCAAATCAAGACCCATAGCTTTGATATCACCCAAGTCTCCATTTTTATCTTTACGTTTACCTTCTTTGTCAAAGATGTTAATAGCATACCGCTTCTTAACAATAAAGATAGCACGATCACCTATCAATTCACGACCAGCTTTGATAATCTCACCGTTCTTACGTGGGGCATGAAACGCACGTTCCATGAATGCGGGAAATGATTCATTTGCTTGTTCAGCAATACCATCATATAAACCTATACAAGTTTCTTTATTCCACTCTAATTCACCACTATCAATCTGTGGCTTTAGTGTAGGATAAGCTGTAAAGTAACAACTATCAGTATCACCATATACAATAGCATTGCCGTCATGTGAATATATGCCCTCAACTGTTTCATTGATAGTACTCATCATATGTTTAACAATCTGTCTTCCTGATAGTGTTACAGATTGACCGATACGTTTATCATAGAAACGACAATGTTCATTCAATAGTGCTCCATACGCTGAGTTAAGTAAAATCTTACGAACAAGTTGTCGTTTATCCCAGTACTCTCTATCTTCTGTGGTAGTTGCTTCTTTGAGTTTTTTCTGCATCTCTTTACGATCCGAGTACCATCGTGTGAGTAGACCGGGAACGACACCTTCTTTCTCATAAGTAAAGATTGTGCCATTAGCACTTAACATCCAGGGCTTATGACTATCAAATATCATCTTCCAAACTTCTGCCGCTGACATTTCTACACTACGACCATCTTCAAAATCAACAGTAAGAATAGTACCACGTTCTTGGTTCATAATTGCGGTATACTCTAATGCACCAAATAGATTCTCCCAAAGAATAGATCCTGTAACAGCATCATCACCTTCTTTGTGACGTTTCTTTTCACTAGCTAATCGTTCGCCTTTGTCGTGCATATATTGGTCAGTAATTGTTTGTCTGACCTGAGCAACAATGGTTTCTCCTGCCATGTTGAGGGCACGAATAACCGAGGGATAGAGCGAGTTAATATCAACTGCTCCGACATACTCATGCATACCTCTTTTTGGCGTAGCAACAAAGGCACCTGCTGCCTGCTGGATTTCATCATCATTTTCAGTCTTTCGTTTTTTATCTGGTACTACTAACCCACGCTCATGGGCTTCATTAAAAATTGCCATCTCAATCATTGCTACAGAACCCATTACTGTTGGAAGCAGTACTGTATTCTCATGTGCAAGTTGATTAGCTAATTCTAAAAACTTAAGTTTGTTGTGTATCTTCACCAACAACATTGTATCTTGTCTGTTATACTCAATGAACTTTTTAAAGTCTTTGTTATACAGTTGGTCAAGAGTACCTTCATATTGCGTTTTGTTTTCACCTACTTCCATCTCACCGATACTGTCAAGTTTATAACTATGGCGACTTTCATAGTTATACTTCTTGTATAGTTGTAGATAGTCTAAGTGAATACGACCTACCAAGTCATAAGTTGTTTCACTCTTACCGAATCGTTCGTATTCTCTAGCTTTAGGAAGTTGACCCATCAAGCAAAACTTGCGGGTGTCATCCTTACTCATAACTCTAGTAACACGATTGACCATGTAGGGTATATCATAGCCTTCACTGTTCCAACCAGTTAATACATCAGCATCTTCAATGAGTTGAAAGAAAACATCAAACATTTCCTTCTCTGATTTGAATAGCATTGTATTCTCAAACTCATTAGTGATTTCTTGGGCTGTTTCACTGCTCATATGTTTCGGAGCAATCACTAATGTAATTAATTGGTCTAGCCAATCTAAGTAACAACTGATAGCAGTTACAGGATTGAATGGATCACTAGTAGGACTGAATCCCTTTTCAGGATCAAAGTCTACTTCAATGTCAAAGAAGCAAGTATGAAGTTTAGGTGCATCAATGCCAAGATAATTTTCACTTAGACAGCGAAAGATTACCGGTACATCACTTTCAAATAATTTCTTATTCGAATGGATACGTCTTTCTTTTTCAAACTCTTGTCGTTTGCGAGTACTAAAACGACTGACTGGATCACCATAGATGCTACGATGTTTACCTTTATTATCAGGGTAATACAATACGTAATTAGTAGGATATTCTTTATACTCTCGTTTGCCGTCTTTGTTTCTCTCTACAACATAGATACGGTCTTCGTCTTTACTGTGAATAGCATCCACATAACTCATAGAGTTTTGCCGACAGTTTCTAGGATTGTATTGAGTTCATCATGGTCTTTGTTTGTTTGACCCAATGAAGCTTTGTGAGCAATTTTAATTGCTTTCTTCAATGTAGAAGCCTTGATTTCCAGCTCATCGGCAACTGCCTTGATAGTGTCGCTCAATCCACCATTCAATGTATCAATTTCATGTAGGACATTCATTCCTTCATTTACGATTTGAGTTAGTTTAATTTTTGCCTCACCATTAAACGTTCTGTTATAATCCGACATAGTTTCTCCTTAATTAATTAGTTAGTATACTTGACTTGTATAACAAAGTCAAATATTTTGTGTAAAAAGTGGTTAGATAAATACCCATATGAAACCTAAAGTTATATTGTATTTGGATCATCCTGGATGTTCCATAGAGAGTTGTCTTGGTATAATTCATGCGCTTAGTCCCAAATATGATGTTGATATATTTCATCAACATCATATAAATGAATCTAAATTTAAAAAATATGACATAATTGCGTTTCCAGGTGGGTATGGTGATAGTGATACATTTGATGATAGCCTTTTAATTAAAAAAGATATTATAAAAAATCAAATAAGTCATGGTAAACGATATCTTGGTATATGTATGGGTGCTTTTTGGGCAGGTCATCATTATTTTGATATCCTTGATGATATTAAATGTGAGCAATACATTAAACAACCCGATAGTGATGTTCGTAGACCGTTTAGTACTACGACACCTGTAATTTGGAAAGGTAAAAATCATGATATGTTTTTCTATGATGGTTGTTCATTAATAGGAGACAATAGTAAATTTGAAACTATTGCTACTTATGTAAATAATGATCCAATGGCTATCATACAAAATAATATAGGACTAATAGGTTGTCATCCTGAAAGTGAAGCATATTGGTATGATAAACCGTATTTAAAGAAACATTGGCATAACTTTTTACATCATCAATTGTTATTAGATTTTGTAGATAAGTTAATGAAACATTAATTTTTATTTTCTACAATCTTTTTTACCAATTTAGGTAATCCTGGATTGATATGTAATGCATGTGGCATTAGTTCATTGCGAATGTAGTTACGGGTATATCTGGAATTCTTATTGGATTCATCTTCAATCCAGGGTACATTATGACTTTCACACCAATAGATAAAATCTTGTTTTCTAGTAGTTAAAAATGGTCTGATTACATTGTTACGTGTTAATGGAATAACTTTAGATGTGCCATGTAAGCTTGACCAAATATATGTTTCTACACAATCATCTAAGTGATGACAGGTGATGACTGGCCCAAGACCACTTAAAAATTCATAGCGTTCTCTACGCCAGTATTCTTCTTGACTTTCTTTGCTATTTTTTTGACTACGAGGCGATCCATATAGCATAGGAATATTATTATCACTACAATACATAGAAACAAACTTACTGGCTTTTTCACCGTTTTGTGTTCTGTGATTAAAATGGGCGATGGTGATATCGTGTTTACGACTTAAGAAGTCAACTACTGCCATGCTATCCACACCACCGCTACATGCAATTGTGATACTTTTGGGTAAGGGTACTGTTAACTTAATCATTTATCTATTGTAACATAGAATGATTTAGTTAGCAATGATTAATGGTAATTAATATTTTATGACCCGTAACTTGCGGCCGCTAATCCATATCTTGCAGTACCAACACCCGTTGTATCTGTAGCAACTATGCCGGTGTTTGATACTAGGTTAGTTATTGATGTGAAGGGACTAGCACCGTATCCAAATATAGCAGTATTGACACCATATCCTGCGGCCGCTAATCCATATCTTGCAGTACCGACCCCTGTAGTATCAGTTGCAACTACACCGGTATTTGATACTAAATTGGTCATTGATTGGAGGCTCGGGTCACCACTAGTGAGACCATAACCAAAAATAGCTTTATCAGTTCCATAACCTGCGGCCGCTGGTTGCTCTCTAGCAGTACCTACTCCTGAAGTGTCATTAGCAACAACTCCGGTATTTGATACTAGGTTGGTTATTGATGTTACTGATCCACTATCTCCATAGCCAAAAATAGCCTTATCTGTTCCATAACCTGCGGCTGCTAATCCACTTCTAGCAGTACCAACTCCAGTAGTATCTGTAGCAACTACTCCAGTGTTTGATACTAGGTTGGTCATTGAACGGAGTGATGGACTAGCATACCCATACCCAAATATAGCTTTATCCGTTCCGTAACCGGCGGCTGCAATACCATTCCTAGCGGTACCTACACCAGCAGTATCATTTGCTACCACACCGGTGTTTGATACTAGATTGGTTATTGCTGTATTATATGGTGCAATACCTGTATTTCCATATCCAAATATAGCTTTATCAGTACCGTATCCCGCGGCTGCTAATGCTTGTCTAGCAGTACCGACACCAATTGTATCAGTCGCAACCACACCTGTGTTTGATACTAGATTGGTCATTGACACTTGATTAGGGGCACTTGGTTTATATCCATATCCAAATATAGCCTTTACCCCTGCCGGTGGTGCAATTATAGTAAAACCACCACCATTTAATGTTATACCACCTGTTATTGTTATTGACATATATAAAACCTTTATTTATTACCCGTAACTTGCGGCTGCTACGCCACTTCTAGCTGTACCAACTCCTGTTGTATCAGATGCGACTACTCCCGTATTTGATACTAGGTTAGTCATTGAATACTGTAGAGACAAGCTACCATTAGTTCCGTATCCAAATATAGCTTTATCACTTCCGTAACCTGCGGCTGCAAGTACAGCTCTAACAGTACCAACACCCGAAGTATCATTGGCAACTACACCTGTATTTGATACTAGGTTAGTTATTGCACTATAGCCAGTTCCATATCCATATCCAAATATAGCTTTATCACTTCCGTAACCGGCGGCGGCTAAATTATTTCTAGCGGTACCAACACCTGTAACATTATTGCCAACTACACCTGTATTTGATACTAGATTGGTTAATGATTGATTAATATAACTATTATCTTGACCATAACCAAATATAGCTTTATCAGTGCCATAACCTGCGGCTGCTAGCTGGGTTCTAGCAGTACCTACTCCTGAAGTGTCATTGGCAACAACTCCGGTATTACTTACTAGATTAGTAATTGATACTGGATATCCAGTATTATCACCTCCATAACCAAATATAGCCTTATCTGTACCATACCCTGCTGCCGCTAATCCCTGTCTAGCAGTACCAACACCTGTCACATCATTTCCAACTACTCCAGTGTTTGATACTAGATTGGTTAATGATTGATAACCGCCACCATTACCGTATCCAAATATAGCTTTATCAGTGCCATAACCTGCGGCTGCTAGCTGGGTTCTAGCAGTACCTACTCCTGAAGTATCATTGGCAACAACTCCTGTGTTTGATACTAAATTGGTCATTGACCCTGCAGTTCCATATCCAAATATAGCCTTACTGCCAGCCGGTAGTGGTGCAACTATAGTAAATCCACCACCATTTAATGTTATTCCACCTGTTATTGTTATTGACATATATAACTCTTTATTGAAAAATTTCTGGATGAGCTTTGCCAAATATCTTAATATACTTGCCAGCCATCACATCCGCTTCTGCTTCTATTGGACTACCCGGATAACTATCGCCCGGCTTAATCATATCTAATTCACCCTGACGTACATGTGTTAGTTCATGGAATACTGTACGTAATATATCTACTAAATTTCTATTGGCACAATAAACCCATACTTCACCCGTATCTGGATTATGTCTTCCGGTATGATGACCTTCTTGTGCTTCATCACTATCATAACTAAACTCTATCTTTGGAGTAGTTTCTAAATCCAACTTCTTACTTGTCCAAGCAAGAAACTTCTTTACAATAGGATTGTTATTCAAATCTTCTTGTTCAGATTCTTTAATGACATCTTTATATGATTTAATTGGCGGGTAAGATTTCTTAGGGAACGC